TTTGAAAAATCTTTTATAATCTGGACTGTCAATTAAATGTTTTGCTTTTCTACCGAATCGAACAGCGAGCTCCGTGGTGTGCGTCGTTTGAATAATTTTTAATTTTGGATTACGACCAATCATCCACGCAGGTAATAAAAAAGATGCAAATTCTGATTTAGTATGCCTTGGTGGCATATTAATAATTAAACGATTAATCTTGCCTTCTGCAAGACGATTAAATTGTTCAGCAATTTTTTTATGATGTGAACCTTGTATAAAATCAGGCCACATAGATTTTACAAAAGTTAAAAAGTCTTCGTGTACTTTTTGTTCTTTTACTTTCTCATCATACTTGATTGCATACTTCATAAACTCCTTACGTGCATCCGTAGGAAGCTTATTCAAGTCTATCTTACTTACATCCATAAAAAATTTTTATAAAATTTTTGCACCTCTCACTTTTGTTTGAAAGTATTTATCACGGTTGAATGTCTAAATCTAGCACTAAAGGTCAAAGTTTTGGGACCCCTTTTACGTATTAGGGGGGTGGGGGGTCACCGTTATAGTATAGTCTATATTGGTTGGGGTTACTGTGGGTGGGTGGGCCCGCAAGCTAGCAAGCTTACAAGTTTAGGTGGGTGGGTGGGTGGGCCCGCAAGCAGGCAAGCGCGCGCAGCGCGCTCCAAGAGAAGAGGCGAGCGCGCCGCGAAGCGGCGCACAACCTACACTAGAACATCAATCTAGTAATGTGTAATATTCTTCTGGAAAATGTTTAGAGAACCAGCTTAATCCTTTTTGCATAGTTGCATAATCCTCTAATCGTTCAGCACCTATAATCATATCATACACAGCCACAGCAAACCAAGGTAGCGATGCAGTCGCACCACTAAATCTATTTTCAACCTCGATTAGTTTGTCTTGCGCATCTAATGTTAGATTAACATCAAATGGTATCTTATATTCTTTGTCATTATATTTTACTACTTGCATTGTTTTCCTTTCTGTTTAGTGAGTCGCTTTACATAACAAGGTTAGGCGACTCACAGTTAAATTATTATATATGGGATATTATGTCAATACATTACTTTCATTTTGTTTTAACTTTATAGTTGTACGAGTATAATTTACTCCTTGCCAATTTTGGTGTGTTGTTTCAACTATATCTATTGGGCTTTCCTGTGGTTTAGTTTTAAGTCCAACAAAACTAATTAATTGAGTCATATGTACATCCAGCCAATTATTCATACATCGCTCATCGCAAAAGAAATATTCCCAATTCTGTAACCAAGAATGTTTTTCTTGTGTGACATTATCATATCTTGCAAATCGAGTTCGCAAAACTTTATTGCCTTTAGTTCCTCGCACTCTTGATTGTGTATCGTATGTATGACACTTTGTTCCCTGACAAATATGTTTCATAATTATCCTTTCAAAGTTATTGTAAAGTTTTTTGCAGTTCTATATCCATTTCTGTCCAAATCAAAATAAGTTAAAACTGTTTCGCCTTTTGTTGTAGTCCAAACTTTTGACTTGTCATCAAATTTTGCAGAACGAAATTCTCTTTTTTGTTCTACATTTTTTTCTCCGTTAATAGTTTCAGGTATGAAACTTACTACGAAATTTACTCCATTATCTATATTCATATTTTTCTTTCTAGTTAGTTATGGGATAACATTTAATATATTATCCCATAAGTGTCAAACAGTTAATTTAATGCAACTGCTGATTGTCTTGCCTTTTTAAACTGTGCAATTACAGCTTTATTATCTTGTTTAGTTCTTCTTGATTTAATTAAACTAGCCAAGTTTTCTGGTTGATAGATAGTTAATGATACTCCAGCAGTTCTTTGCAGTTCGTTTTCATTAATATCTAAACCTAGAGCACCACACAAATCGATTGCGTCTTTAACATACTTATAATCTTTAAGTGCTAAAGTTATATCTCGCATATCCTTTTGTATCATTTCAGCCCAAGTGTAATGAGATTGAACAAAAGATTGTCTAGCATTTTTAAATGCTCTCATTTGTTCAAAATCTTTAGCTGAACACGGAATAGTTCTTGAGCGACAATAGCTAGTTCCGATTACATCTAAACTATATTTGTCTTTCCATTGTCCATATATTCCGTCCTCGTTGCTATATCCCAAAAACTTTTTAATCTTATCAAGTTCTTGAGTGTGGTGTGGGTTGCTACGATTTTCTTGGTGTTGAACATTGATTTCAGGATTTAGTCCAGCACTCTTTAGTTCATCTCTAAAGTATGCAATACCAAAATCATAATCGCTAAATCGTCCACTTAAACTTGCGTCCAATTTAAAATTAAAATGTTCATTATTTTCTCTTTCATTTTCTACTGCCATTTCAGTATTAGCAAAATAAAAGCAACTATCTTTTGCGACAACATCACACGCATTACCATATTTCTTTTTGAAAGATTGTAATGTTGCAACATCATCTTTTGGATATGCCTTGCCAACTACATTACTAGCAATTTTAAAAGCTGTATTGTAGGCAGTAGTTATATCCTCTTTTGCTGATATAAAATTTTCTCTTTCAGTAGTTTTCTCATTTTCAAAATGAGATAAAATTAAACCACCGATTTTTTTTCTTATATCAGTATTTAGTCTTAACTTACTTGTAGTCATACTCACTCCTTTTGTTAGTTAGAATTATTTTATTTCATACCTTGAAATTAATGTCAATGGGATTATATGGGAATAGTAAGTTATGGACAGAGAATAATTTCAGTGTGCTTGAAGGGGAATAAAGCCACGAACATTCGGCTTGCTAGCAATAGGGACGTAAATGCCGCCAACGTTATTAATATTCGCCCCGAGCCATAGCTTACACCTTTTCTAGTTGGTTTGCAGGCGCGCAAGCGCCTGCGACAATATGTCGCATTGACATAACCCCAGGTTGTAAGAAAGTTTACAAGCTCACAAGCCCTGCGACACTATGTCGCATGTACACGAACCGCGGAAAGTGGTATAGTTAAGATAGAAAGAAAAATAACCAACAGGAGTGACTATGGAACAAATAGCAAAAGAGTTGTCAAAACTAAATGCAACAATGGCCGAGATATTATATCTCATCCAAAAAGAAATGAAACAAAGCGATGAGCTTCGAAGAAAATACGATTTAGAAAGAGAAAAAAATGATTAAAAAATTAAAAGATTTAGGTTTTAAAAAGATCCCCGGCACGGAGCCGGGGTTCCATATGTATGAATTAACGCCGGCCAAGCTGCAATCGTTCGATGAGAATTTTAAGCAGCAAGCTGCAAGCGAACCGCGTACCGAGAAGCGCACAAGCTTGCAAGCACGCAAGCGCACAAGCTTGACAAGTAAATAGATATGGGATATTGTAGGATACATGAAATTAAATGAATTAGATCAGATCACCGGCACGCTGTCAAAACCTTCAAAGATGCCTGGTTGGGCTTACGGTATACCGGCCAAAGAATGCAAGGTCGGAAGCAAGCTTGCAAAAATTCCAGGCACTGTCTGTCATGGATGTTATGCCTTAAAAGGTTGTTACGTATTCCCAAACGTGCAAGCAGCACAATACAAACGTTTAGATTCCATCACCGATCCGCGATGGGTCCAGGCAATGGCTGCGCAGATTTTGCGTCATAAATCAAAATGGTTTAGATGGCACGACTCTGGAGATATACAATCACTTGATCACCTTAAAAAAATATTCGCAGTTTGTATCCTGACGCCGGATGTCAATCACTGGATGCCGACACGTGAAGCGGGGATATTAGCACAGGTTACGCCTGGAGAAATACCCACAAATTTAATTATAAGATTATCAGCGACGAAGGTTGACGGTTCGCCGTCATCGTCATGGCAACATACTTCTACTGTAGTCACAGAAGGAAAAACATGTCCAGCAGCGGAGCAGGATAACAAATGCTTAAGCTGCCGGGCGTGTTGGGATAAATCAATTCCCAATATAGCTTACGGTAAACACTAACATGAGCCCGCGTTTCGTCGACCCGGGCTCGCCCAATCACAACCCACGCTTCGCGAAGCGTTCAAGCGCACAAGCTCGCAAGCATGCGAGCGTTCAAGCGTTCAAGCGCCCGAGCAAACAAGCACGGATAGCGGTCCAGTCATCAAGCGCACAAGCTTTCGAGCGCACAAGCGAGAGCCCCGATTCGGTGACCGCGGAACTCTCATAAAGTATCGTGGAACGAGGAGCGTTGGCTCTTACTAGGATAAATGATCTCTTCGGATGAGTAATGTGAAACAGTTTTTGATGTGGTGACAAATGAACTTTGTTCCCTTTTGCAACTTTCAACTCTATCATAAAAAATCCACAAGAATCGTGGTAACACAATAGATCTGGAACGCCAAAAGATACCCAAGATTCTAATCTTGTGAAGTCAATGTCGGGTAAATTTCTTTTAACTTCTTGCCAAAATTTTGTTTCTGGTTTCAACGTAGCTACACTATCTGTGAAGAGCGTACAACTTTAGACATTTTATGTTTTTGTGGTTCAGTAACTAGAACTAATCTGTGAGTTTCAAATGGACCTATTAACATGTTTTCCATTAATTTTATTTCTGTGATGTCATGCAAATCTCCGTTTGGCATTTGAACTTGGATGCGTGCGTTCTGTGCAACTTCTGACTTTGTCAAAAGTTTATTAAGCACTGTTGCTAATGTTTTGCCATTAATCATAACACCTTTTTAAGTGGGGCCCAGTATCCGAAGGCATAATCAAACATCTTCTCGTAAGCCGACCCCAATTGACCTATACTAAAAGATACGTTATAAGTCAAGTCATGGGTTTACCAAAACAATTAACAGAGAAACAAATGAAGTTTGCAGAACTTCTGGTTTACAATGAAGGTAGAATGACCGGAACAGAAGCTGCAAGACAAGCTGGCTATGAGCCGGATAGAGCAAGAACTACAGCAGCAGAATTACGTAATGCAAATAAGTTTCCACTTGTTGCAAAATATATAGGTGAATTGCGTGAAGAGATACAAAAGAAATATGAAGTTACATTTGAAAATCATATTACCGAACTTGCAAGATTAAGAGATGAATCTAAAAACAAAGGTGCGTGGAGCGCGGCAATCAATGCTGAAGTAGCACGTGGTAAAGCTGCAGGTTTATATGTAGATCAAAAAATTATTAAGTATGGAACTTTAGATAGTTTAACACCACAGGAATTAGAATTAAAGATGAAACAAATATTAGAAGATCACAAAGGTTTATTAGTAGAAGCTGATTTTGAAATGGTTAAAGAACCAAACAAAGAAGAACATTTACAAGAAGATAATAATACACAGCCAAAGTGAGTCCTATAAATACAACTAGAGATACTCGATTTTTCTAATAACTCCAATAGGATAGATATTTCTGTCGCCATAACTTATAATCTCACCTTCTTCAATTTCGTATGATGCAAAAGTCATAACAGAGTTTTCATCTTTATGGAATAGATGTCCTTCACTTACACAAGTACTGCATTTCATTTCTTGGAACTCATCTTCATCCGCCCAGCTTGTGTCGCCAAGTATATCAATCCAATGAACTCTAACTCTAGGATATTTACTAATGCTCATTCTACATAAGTAGAGTTTTTACCCCCCTAATGCAAATTAAATTTGAAAAAAGGGGTCGCGTAGCGGAGTACAATCAGCAGCCAATACCAACAGTTCTAGGACACCGTGGCGAATCGTTGATACAAGCGGCTCTAGAATCGTTGTGCGCCAACAGTTTTTTTCGGTGGCGGAGTACAAAATCCTCTACTATTGCTATACCCACTCACTTCTAGACGATTTCCGCCACGGGAGCCACCCGCCACGACCCACGAAAATATTTTTTTTTATTTTAGTACCCCTAAAATCTCCCTTATGCGTGGCGGAGTAATAAAAAAGCTATATAAATCAACGATCCACGTTTCGCGCACCAATTTCTCCTTGTCATGCCATAATGATCTGATATTAGCGGATCGCGGATAGGGGGTAATTGCGCATGGCTAAAAAGAAACTATCAATCGAAGATATATTAGAGAACTTAAGAGCTCAAATAGATCTTTTAGAAGATAAAATAAACGACATCCAAGATCAAGACGAACCGGAAGATTGGGATTCTGAAGACGAGGATGAAGAAGAAGACGAGTAGACAAATGGTGTGGGGCCTAAAAACCCCATACTAAAAACCTAAAGCTGTAATTTCTTTATAAGTTTTTCTCAATAATTGTGGGTATTCAGGATTAGTAGAATAGTTATATAACAGGTGAAAGTACCTATTTACATCATTAACACGTATTTTAGATTGTAGTTCGCGTTCATTCCTAAATGATTTGTATGAGTCTTTTGTATTAAGTAAGTTTATATAGTATTCAATAGAATGGCATTTAGACTTAAATTTAGCTACTCTAAACGTTGCGTTTGGGTTACCTGCAGGGGTCATCCCGGTATGTAAATTTTTAAACTGATATATGCCCATTAAGTTGTTTCCTTCAATAGCATAACGACTACGACCATAATTAGACTCTAAAGCCGCCTGTGTAAGTAGTAATTTTCTAGGTATTCTTTCTTCCTTTTTATATCTTTTATCAAGATAATCAGCGCATTTATTGACCGATTCTATGAATTCTTTGTTGTTCTTATAGCCAAAGGCGGGTTCTGAAAAAACTACAAAGAGAATAATAAACAACCAAAGAAGAGCTATTGATCCATACAGTACATAATGTTTTAAATTATTCACGTGTCCTCCCGCGATGTAAGTTAATTTTATAAACTTATCTGTTTTAGATAAGGTGCAGTCCTATAGCTGCTCATTGGTTATATCCTTTCATTGTGTTCATTTTTTAGGTTTTGTCAACCCCAGTTAACTTGTTGATTTTGTTATAGTATTCATCAAGTCTACGTAAAAATCTGTGTTTATAATTTTTTACTTCATGATCTCTAATGACAAATTCTTGATAAAGATTGTTAGGATCACACATCATGATAACACATTTTTTAATTGTCGTTCCATAGACACAGTCATGGGCCATTGCATAAGCTGCAATCTGTACAAAATAATCCTCGATCCACTCTCGTTTTTTAGGTTTATTGGTTTGTTTAAAATCAATAATGCTGTCGCATCCAACGTGTTGTGCTACTAGATCTGTTGTGCCTGCATATAGGTCAGGATAATATAAGGTAGCTTCTATGCCATAATATTCTGTGATTTTATTATCTAATCCGTTCTTAATGATAGTTTGCGCCATGTTATGTGCATTGCGTCCTACATCCGTTAAATCTAAATGGTATTGCCCTGTCAAATAACTTTCTATAATTCTGTGCATGGCAGTTCCACGCGTTGCAGAACTATCCACGATCCGCGTTGCTTCATCCGCGCCTACTCGTAATCTCCACGCGGCCAATGCTTTCATTTTCTCCGGTGGCTGTGTAGCTGATAGAATAGTTGTAACCGATGGAAGTTTAGCGGTCCCTAGATCATAGTGACGATGACCATCCACAGAAGATCGTGTTGATTTAGGATAGATGAATTTAGGATTGTGTTTCATATAAATACTCTAACAATGTAAGATAATATAATCATTCCAATAATAAAATTTCTAACTTCCTTCAGCGTAATATATCTTAATGCCCATCGATTTTTGTTTTTTCGATACAGAACGATTAATTGTATCTCCTCGTTTACAATTATAACTTTGGGTCTTACGACGAGATACGGACTTAACATCAAGTAAAGTGGCTTTCCCTTTTTTGTCAACCACGACGATATCAAACGGACATTGTGGATCAATTGATCTAGCAACATGATAACCTCTCCTTAAAAAATCTTTTACAGCAACTAATTCTGAACATACACCTTTTATTGATCTACTTATCATTTAATAATAACCACTTCCTGATTTTTTGAGTTTTTCTTGTCTTAATAAATACTTTGGATCATTCTTATTAACTTTTTTCATGTTTTCTGATCTGGATACCCATCTTAAATTATCTAAACAATAGTTTAAAATATTACCATCGACATGATCTACATCAATACAATTACGAGGATTAGGTATAAAAGCTTGCGCTGCAATTCTATGAATACGAAGTCCGTAACCTGGAACAGCAAATCTAGGATAATGATCTGTTGCAGTTGAACTAACTGTTAAAACTTTTCCTGTTTTTTTATTTTGTACATAAGGAAAAATAGGTCCTTTGTTTTCCATATATGGATTTATTCCACCTGTTTTAAAAATGTAATATGTGTCTTTTGGAATATCACTAAACTTTTTACTATTCCTTCTCCAAAAATCATTGTCAGGAATATTGGATATATCAAATGATTCAAATTCATTATAAATAATTTCTTCTGGAAATAATGATATTTGAGACATTAGTGTAATTTATTTTCTTTCTCATATATTTTTTTATGAAAATAATTACGTAATATTTCTTTTTTTTGTTGTTTAGTTTTTCCTTTAAGAAATTTTACAATATCCATTGAAGTTATTTTTTTCATTAATGTAATGTTTTATGATTGTATGGTTCTATATTTTCAGATTGTTTTAAAACTGTTTCTATAACTTCTTTAAACTCACCTGGATATTTAAACACAGTTTTATATAATCTTAAAGATTGAGCCATCATTGTAGATGCAACCATCTGTGGTTCATTAGTTCTTAAAACTAATTCAACCATTTTATCAAATAGTTCTCCGTAAATTATTTCAAGTTCTAACTCTTTGCTTTTTTTTGTTTTTTTCATTACATTCTTTTTTTAGTTTTTTATTTTCTTTCTTTAAACGATCTATGATTTCATCCAAATCATTTGGACCACGTTTCATTATTTGTACCATTTAAAAACTTGTATAATTATAACTATAATAATAATTATAAGTATTACTTGTGTAATTAAATTCATTTTCTACCCCAATACATTAAATAAATCATAATACACATCACAATGATAGCTACGATTTCTGAATACACTATATTTACAATTATATTATTCATCTTTTTTTCTCATACAAAACTTTAAATATACGTTTCTTTTTGATTGGGCACCAATAACCATAGTAGCCGGATATTTTTCTTTTCATACTGTTAACCCCGCATCATCAATGTTCTCCAACATTTCTTCTTCTGTAAATGTTATTTCACCTTGTGATTTACAGTTTTTACATTGATATACTTCACCATAGCAATCTCTACGATACCCATTACCATGACAATCATGGCAAATAACTTTATGTGTTCTGTTTTCCGTGTCCATTTGTTCTTTCTCCTCTATTTTCTTTATAGAACTTAATTAACTTGTTAATCATTTTAGATCTAGTTCTGCTAGTTTTTTCTGCAATTATACCAAGATCTTTCCAATCTGTTATTGAAACAGATAGGGACTTATATTTAGCTGTATCAGCCATTTTTCTCTCCTTTTTGTTATTTTTACTCTCTGTTAAACTATATGGGAAGATATATTATAAAGTCAAGTGTTGCATTAAATTTATTTTTGATGTATTGTGGAGATCTCTTCTCACACCTTTTGTTTGCTCGTCCTAGTTTACTAGGGCGGGCATTCATTATCTTCTTCCCTGACCGTTATATTTTTTTCTATCGTTACGTTTATTGGGGCTTTTAGAATGACGTCCTGGACGTTTCTTATTGGATTGATTTATAAATTGACCATTACCTACACTTACTTTACGTGCCATTATTTTTTACAACTACAGATTTTATCATCTTCACCAGATTTTAATTTAACTCCAGCTAAAAGACCGATGAATCCCCCGATGATTGTTTGAAAAGCAGGACTTATTAATTTAAATATTTCAGCGTTATCTACTTTTTCGTCAAATAAACCAGTCATAAGAGTCATGACCATACTTAATACAACAATACATAGAGTAGTTGTTACTAATGTAGTTACTACAAATGTTAATTTTTCTTTACTCATTTTTCAACTGTTTCAGTCATCATACCAATCCTTTTACTACTTGTAATTGGAATGTATCTAATAACTCCGTTAATATATTGTTCTACTTCTTCACCACACAAAGCACATCTGTAAAAATCTTTATATAAAAATATCAAAGGTGATAATAAATTGCAATAGGGACATATACCATGTTCTATTTTGGCATCTAATCTTAAAGCTTCTTTAATTTTTTTATGTTTTCTTGGCATTTATTTGATAGAACATATCATCTGTGTCATCTGTCTTCCAATCTTTATTTTCTACGTTCCACTCTGTAGTTTGGACTTTATAATCCGGCCAATGTGTTGAAGTTGTAAAGCTAGGAATACTCCACAAAATACGATTATTAGGTTGAGCTGCATAATTACCGTTATCAAGAGCCAAAATGTGAGCACACTTGTGCTGATCAGGAATTTCGGAATGTTCAGTATCCAAGATATTAGGTTCCGGATGTGCCCAATCCACAGTGAATAAATATTGTCCATGAATAAACTTTTTGTCTTTACCTAAATACTTACAGCGCTGTCCTACTAAAAAATCAAAAGTAGTAACACTAGGATAATAACTAAATGAATTCCATAGCTGAAGATCTTCGAGATCTTGATGTTCCATCTGTCCTTGATGCAAAGTATCGCTGCTTCTTCTTTGAATAAAAGCAGAGATAGGAAGTCTCCAATAGATTGCACCGTTCGTAAGTAAACAATGAAACAAGAGTGCACGGCCGCCAATACTCCCCAAACCAAATACCACGCAGTCTTCAGTTTCGCCTTGATGTTTTCGTAAGTCATATAAATATTCTCTCCTTATTTTACAGTATATAGGTGGTATATTAGCATTTAAATAAGACATTTAAAACTATTTTATTGCACCCCAATTATCCCCAGATTCATAATCTACCTTATTTGGTATTTCTAATTTAACGGCTGATTCCATAATTTCAATTATTTTACTTGCATGTTCTGGTGACTCAACTGATATATCAACTTCATCATGTATTTGTATGTGAGGTACAATACCATTTTCATGTAAATGTATTAAAGACATTTTTGTCATATCTGCTGCTGATCCCTGTATTAATCTATTTAGTGCTCTATAAGTAAAAGCTCTTTTAATGCCAAAAGTATATTCTTTTTGTGCATCTTCTAATTTTTTAGGTGTGCCTGTATTAAATGTTAAAGGTTCCCACATATCAAAATGACAAATTCTTCCTTTTAAAGTTCTAATAATTCCAGATCGTTCTGCTTTGTTTGTAGTATTTTTCATTAATTGTTTTATGAAAGGTGCTTTAGAATGATACTGCGCAATTAATTTTTCTGCAGATTCTTTCATTAAACCTAATTCAGTCATTAATTTATTTTTACCCATGCCGTACATTAATCCAAGATTAATTGTCTTTGCTTGATTTCTAGATATACCAGCCATCTTTGCAACTGCTGCATGAAAGTCTGCTTCACCACTAATGTAAGCGTTAGCAATCTCATCAATACCATCTAACTTTTGTAGTTTAGCATAATGAACTAATATTCTGGGTTCTTGTTGTGAGTAGTCAAATACTCCCCACTTACAATTTTCTTCTGGAATAAATATAGATCTAATTAATGGACCTAACTCTTTGTGTCTTACCGGAATCTGTTGTAAGTTTGGATTAGACATTGAGAATCTTCCGGTCACCGTTCCACCTTGATCAGATCTAATTTGATTTATATCTGCATGTATTCTTCCTTTGTGAGAATGTTTTGTGATTGTATCTATAAAAGTTGTGTGTGCTTTATTTATTTCTCTTGCATTTGCAATTGATTGCGCAAGTTCATGTGGATGATTTGCTAAAAAGTTTCTTGTAAAACTTGGAGCTCCTGTTTTTTCTGTTTTATCATAAGGAAGTTTAAGTGCATCAAATGCTTTTGCAATAGACGCTGCCGCCCATAATTCTACATCAATCTTGGTTAACTCTTTGATTTTAAACAATAATTTCTTTTCTTCTTCTATCAATCTTTGTTTAATTTTCTCTGCTTTTTCTACATCAACTCTTACTCCTTTGAATCTCATATCTACAAGACAAGGAAATAATTTTGTTTCCATATCAAATATATCTACTAGATCTTGTTTATTAATTTCTATTTTCATTTCATGCCAAAGTTTTAAAGTAGACTCTGCATCTCTTTCTGCATATTGACCAACAAACATAGACGGAAGTTTCCATAAATCTTTTTTAGGATCAATTCCGTATTCTTTTGCTGCTGCTTGTAATACTGCTTCATCTTTACCAATGCCTGCATATTCTTTTGCAAGTGTATCAAGACGATAACTTAATCTATTTTCATCAACGAGTGATGCTGCAATCATAGTATCTCTAATATCTTTTGGTAAGATAAGTCCTGTTGATCTTAACCAAGATACGTCATACATCGCGTTATGAAATATAAATGTAGCATCTTGTTTAAATAAATCTTGTAACCAATTTAAAACTAATTTTTTATCCATGTTACCACCACCTTGATGCTCTATTGGATAATATGCTGACCAACCTTCTACTGCTACCGCAACTCCTACAATTTTACCACGACCAACCACGTTCCCCGATCCAAGTTCCGTTAGTTCCGGATCGCATGTCTCTAAATCCACTGCTATTTCTTTATGACCGCGTAAATCTTTTAATTCTTCCGGGACCACCCATTCTGTTTGTGGTGTAAATAAAACTTGTTGAAATGTTCTCACTTATAATCTCTTTCCAATATCATTTCTAAATAATGAATTGCTTTTAATATATCTTCCTTCTTACCTTTTAATCTGTGTCTACAAATATATTTAATTGCATTGCCTTCTGCAAAAGGTAAACCATTTTCGTTAATAAATACAGATGGTTGTATCTTCATCGTCTTATAATGTTTGCCACCCACTTGTTTATAAAATGTTTTATTTGTCATATAATATATGCTTTGTTAAAATCTCTTGGATCTACAATATGAAGTTCTTTTTTAGCTCTGGTACAAGCTGTGTAATATAATCTATGTAAATCATCTGGATCATCTTCGCTTTGTCTTACAGCGGCAGCAGTTAGATCAGTTAGAATACAAATGTTATCTTGTTCACCACCTTTGAATGAGTGAATTGTAGACAAAAGAATTCTAGGAGTCTTGTTTATCTTCTCACCATTAGCTCTCATATTACGAATATAATTTTCTGTAATTGTATCAACACCTTCAAATGATTCATACCATACTTTATTAGTAAGTAAACCATGATTTTGCATACAGTCGTTTATTAAATATTTTTCTTCTGCTTTTAATGTTTTAGCATCTCTGTATCCAGGGGTTACATTGGCCCCTAAATATTTATAAATGTTTTTTATTTGAAGATAATTTAATGGTGTGTTGTTTCTAAAGTCTTCCCAATTACTTAATGCAAGTAATAAATCTAATGATATAGAATTAATTCCTTTGTATTGATAATACCATCCTTGTAA